AGATGATGCTGAATGGCTGAAAGTTTTGGCCGGGGTTTATACGGGCCTGAGCTTCGGCGGGAACTATATCAACAGATGGACTGATAAGGAAACCGGTGCTATGCGATATACGCTGAAGCCCTGTGAATTGAGCCTGGCTGACCGGCCATGTGTACCATCAGCCGGAATCATAAATGTTATCAAATCAGATGGTAGCGTTCAAAAATTACTATTGAAAGGGAGATGCAATATGGCGGAAACAAAGGAAGAAAAGGTAAAGAAGATGGATATCAACGAATTTGGCAGCATGATTAATGAGGTGAATGATGGACTTGCCTCGGATGAAAACGCTCCTCAGCCGCTTAAAGAAGCAGTGGCCAATCTGGCCAAGGTATTGCAGGATTGTACCGAAACCAATCCTGCAGGAACAGAACCGGAAGGCAAGGACCCAGAAGAACAGCCGGAAGAAATAAAAGGCTGCGCTCCGAAGGATGTCGCTAAGATCGTTGAAGATGCGATGAACCGAATGATTGAACCAATGCAACAGAAAATGGCTGAACTGGCTGAAAAAATAGATCAGGCCAGGACGCTGCAGGATCGGTTGGAGAAAATCGAACAAGCCGCTGCGCCTAGCCGAATTGTGCTGAAAACAGACGGTCTGAAGCTGAAACAAGATGCGGCTGAAACGTCTGATGAAACGGCACTCGATAAAATTAAACAATCCCATACTGGCCAGAATTCCTGGGCATACTAAGGAGGAAATTGTATGAACTTCACTCAAATGACAAGAGAAACGGAAAACTCGATTAACCAGTTGTTGGCTCAATGCCTGGCAACGCCGCTGAAAAAAGCGGACGGTATCCGGACAGAAAACGGCCTGATTAATTACGACCTTCAGCCGGCAGCAAAACTGCTCTACCCTGTCCTGTCACCTCTGCGTAATTCGACGCCGCGAGTAAAAGGTGGCGGCGGAGACAGCACCCACTGGAAATCTATCACTGGAGTCAATATTGATAATCTTTCCATGGGTGTTTCTGAAGGAAAGCGCAGCGGTGTCATCAGCATTAAGACAGAAGACATGTTCGCATTGTATAAAACGCTTGGCATCGAAAACTACATCACTGATGAAGCTGTACTGCAGGGCGAAGGGTTTGATAACGTTCGCGCTATCTGTACAAAGAACCTGCTTGAGTCCGTCATCATCGGCGAAGAAAAGGTTTTGTTGGGCGGGAACTGTTCGATGAAACTGGGCAAAACCAATACGCCGACGGTAGCGGCCCAGGCAGAGGGCGGAACATTGGGAGCCAATGCTTCTATTAGTGTCATTTGCGCTGCACTCAGCTATGAAGGATATACGAATGCTACTGTTGACGGCGGCGTGAAAACCAAGGTAACGAGAAAGAACGCGGATGGATCGGAAGATACATTCGGCGGCGGCACAGCTCAAAAGTCTGATGCTGCATCTGTTACCACCGGAGCAGGAACGGCCAATGCTGTAACGGCTTCTGTTGAAGCGACAAAGGGCGCTTTCGGATATGCTTGGTTCTGGGGCGAATCAGGAAAAGAAAAGATTGGTGCTGTTACATCGACCAACAGCTATATCATCACGGAAGCTGCCACCGGATCTCAACTGGCTTCATCCCTGCCATCCGAAGATTGGTCTACAAATGAATTGATTCTGGATGGCTACATGACCCAGATAATCAAAAATGGCGGCTATCTGAAGGTAATGTCTACAGGAGTTGCCGGTACTGGTAAGGGTCTTACATCGGACCAGGCGGCGGGAATTGTGGAAATTGATGAAGCGTTTAAATGGTTCTGGGATAACTACAAGGCATCGCCTGATGAAATCTATGTAAACACCCAGGAACTGAGCAACATCACCAAGAAAATATTGGCCAATGGTGGCAGTAATCTGGTTCGATTCAACTTTGACGCGTCTTCGCAGAGTGTTGCTACACTTACGGCTGGTACCGTTGTCGGGTCATATCTCAACAAGTACACCATGAATGGCGGAACCCTTGTGAAACTTGTTCTGCATCCGAATATGCCAGCTGGATCGATGATGTTCCGTACGACCAAGATGCCCTATCCTGCCAGCAACGTAACCAATGTGTGTGAAGTACGGTATCAGCAGGATTACTATCAGACGGAATGGCCGCGCCAGACTCGTAAATATGAATACGGCGTGTATGCAACCGAGGCTTTTGTAATGTATGCGCCATTCTGTTTTGGGCTGATTACCAATATTGCGAATAGCTAAGGAGGCTTATCATGATATATCGTGCAGATAAGATAGATATGATCAGTATCGATGGCGAAGTATACGAAAGCGTTTCCGGCTTGATTGAATTGCCCATCAAGCCAAAGGCTGCTAAGATACACGGCCTCATCCCTGCATCGAGGAAAGAAATTGAAGATTTCGAGAAGGCGAAGAAAAAGCTGAAAAAAGAGGATGGTAAAGATGGCCAGTGATTTAGTTACGTTGGACGAACTGAAGGGTTATCTTGGTATCATAAACAATGACAAAGCGGATAGCCTGCTTCAAACGATTATTCATTCGTCTACAGCGTTCCTCTTGTCGCAAATGAATCGTGGAGAAGGTTTAGATCATGAATATCAATATACGAAGGGTATTACGGAAATTCCGGAGGATATCCGTCTGGCCTGCCTTGAATTGGCGGCGGTTCGATATCGAGAAAAGGACCGTATCGGAGAAGTTTCGAAAGCAATTGGAAACCAAACGATTACGTATTCGCAGAAAGATTTAAGTGATTTTGGTCGTTCGGTTATCAATCACTATAAGAGGGTGACGCCATGAGCTTTTCCGTTGTCATCATCGGCGGCGATAAGGTGCTATCTAAATTTGATAGAATGCGCTCCGGGATCGAACCGCAATTAGTTCAACGAATGAATCGCATCACCATTCGATTGCAGAGCCATATTGTTAGAGATAAATTATCTGGTCAGGTACTGCACTTTAGAACGAATAATTTACGTGGCAGCATACATCCTTCAGTAACTAATGAAAATGGAACGGTTGTTGGTACTGTAGGTACAAATGTAGTGTATGCAGCAGTTCATGAATATGGATTTAACGGCACGGAAACTGTAAAAGAACATTTGAGGACAATCAGACAGGCGTTCGGGAGGCCGTTGAAATTACCGAGGCAGGTAACGGTTCGGCAGCATAGCCGGACCGTTAGCTTCCCGGTTCGGTCGTTCCTCCGGTCAGCTATGGAGGATATGCACAATGAAATCATTGATGAATTGGCTGCTAGTGTTAAGGATGTGATTGAATGATTCGTGAAGATGTATATCGTGGTTTCTGGTCATGGATAGAGAATCATATCTCATTGGATGTTGTGACATTGAGCAGACAGCTTCAGCACTGGAATGATGTACCAGCCGATTTGCAACCGGCAGTATTTATGACACAGACTGGTGAAACCAGATTATCAAGTGGCATCGGGTGGAAATTGGATATTGATCTATATGTCTACACCCATTCCAATAGCAATCCAGGAACCATCTCTGCTACGGCAATGAATGATGTAATCGATAAAATTATTGATTGCCTTCAGCCAAATATAAAACTTGGCGAAGTTGTACAAACATTGGGCAACCTTGTTGAAGATTGCCATATATCAGGAAAAATCGAAACCGATGCCGGACTGCTTGGTCCGCAGTCTGTTGCGATCATTCCAATCACTATTTTCGTAAGCAATTAGGAGGTATTTGCATGGCTTTTATTTTTGGATCAGGGATTATGATTGGTATTCCGAATATTACGAACCCTACCCCCCGACAATTTGGCACATTACAGGAAGTTTCTGTCGATTTTTCAGGGTCCATCAAAGAACTGAATGGTCAGTTCCAGTTTGCTAGTGCTATTGCTCGCGGAACGCAGAAAATTACGGGTAAGGCAAAGGCTGCCAATATCAATATCGATATGTACAATGCACTGTATTTTGGTGAAACGTTGGAAGTAGGACAAAACCTGGTTGAATATAACGGCGAATATAAGACTGAATCAACTGCTGCTACT